CCCGATCCGCGACTGTCGGTGGATGAAATATGCAGAGGCTCCATCGCCAGCGGGTGAGTCGGGAGACGAATTGCCCACGCGCGCCGCCGTCATTCACTGAGTTGTGCGGACGCCCTTCAGCGCGTTAATTACGAATCGCTTTAACACCGATTGCGGCAGCCGCCGCCGGTCAGGGTCGAGCATCCTCCCTTGGCCGGCTTTGCTATTCTATATCCCCCTACCCTACTCCTCCGGTAGCCACGACAACTGCCCATGCCGCTCGTGGATCTCCTCGTCTAAGTAGACCGCGTAGAATGTCGCGGTCGTCGTGATGCTCTCATGCCCTAGAATCTCCGCCACTTCTTTCAGGCTCGCCCCGCGCTTGATCGCTTGCCGCGCCCAGGCATGGCGCATACTGTGCGGATTGTATCGCCCGCGCACGCCGGCTTTCCCGGCCAGGCGCTTGAGGATTTGGTAGATGCCGCCGGTAGTGAGCGGCCCGCGCAGTCCGACGAAGATGCGCGGACCGGAGCCGGCGGGACGCTCTTCGTCGAGGTAGCGGCGCAATGCGTGCTCAGTTCGCTCTTTGAAGTGCACGTAGCGCGAGCGGCTGCCCTTTTCGACGACCTTCGCGCGGCGATCGGCGAGGTCCAGATCGGCCAGCGTCAGGCCGACCAGGCCGCCGACTCTGCACGCCGTATCCGCCAGAAAGCACACAATCGCGTAGTCGCGTGCGCTTTCGGCTTCGGCGGCGAACAGAAGCCGATCGAGGTCGTCGGGCCGCATGTCCCTCGGCGGGTCTTGGGGCAGCCTGGGCCGGCGAATCCGGCGCGCCGGATCGTGGTCTAGCGCGCCCTCGTCGACGAGCCAGTGGAAGAAGTGCTTCCACACCCGCACATGCTTATGCAGCGTGTAGATGGAGAGGCCGTCGCTCACCTGCGGGCGCAGGGGATGGTCGGCATAGCGCGAAGTGCGATCGCGCAGGCGGGCGTAGGCCAGGCGCAGGTCGTCGATGGTTATTTCGCCGATGGGTTTATAGAGCGTGCGCAGGGGGCGCAGGCAGAGCGCGTAGCTCGTGACGGTCTCGGGCTTCACGTCGAGCGCGATGACAAGCAGGAACTTGTCGATGGCCTCGGAGACGTGCGTCTCGGCGACGAGCATCCCGATCATATTGGCGTTCTATCAAAGTCCGGTCGTGCTGTCAATCACGCTTATCTCCAAGCTCGCCCTGCCGAATCGACTCAAAGCAGTTCAAGCACCGCCTGGCGAGGTATGCGGATGGTATGAATCTCATAACAAAATCGTCATAGGTGCTTGACAGGGACAAGTGTATTTCATACACTTTCCGGCAGGAGCCGATCGGCATTGAATGACGATCTGAGAACCATCAAGGTCAGCCACGAAGAAGAACAATTGATGCTGCGCATTCGACAGCTCAGGTCGAGCAAGCTAATCCGCTTCGTGACACTCGACCTGATCGAGTGGGGCATCGTCAAGAAATGGTCAGATGCCGTCGAGCGGTTTGCTCCAGGCAAGATGTCGCCGTCTTGACTTTTTACCGCGACTGGTGATACACTTCGAGCAATTGAATAGCGCGGCGCCGGAGGCCCCGGCGCGCAGGGACGTGAAACACAGACACACGGCCAGACCCGATAGGGGGTCTGGCCGTTTTTTTATCCGAGGCGTTTCGGCTCGACGGTCTGCTATCGCCCGGCGAGCCGAGACCAATCCACACCGAAAGGGGTATCCTCATGAACAAGCTCGTCGTCCGTTTCGCCGTCCTCTTCATTGTGCTCGCATTCGTCGTTCCCACGGTCGCCGCCTCCGCCATCTTCGCCCAGTTCCCCGATCTGCCGCCCATCTCGCCCGAACTGCTGGCCGCCCTTTACGCGACCATTCTGTCGCTTCTGCTCAGCTACGTTCCGGGCCTCAACACCAAATGGGCGGCGCTGCCCGAAGATGTCAAGAAAACGATCATGGCGATTGGCCTGATTGCGATCAGTATTGGCGTTTTCGTGGCAGGCTGCGCGCCAGCGCTGGGCCTCGTGTTCGTCGAATGCTCGACCGGCGGCGCGCTGAAGCTGCTCTCGATTCTGGTTGCGGCCCTGGTGGCGAATCAATCTCTACATCAAATCGCGCCTGAGACGAAAGCGGTCAAGGCTGTGAAAGCGGCGCCGAAAGGGTAACGCGCGGGAAGGGCTGCGCGTTGCGCGTTACCCGGCCCGGTAGAGCAAGACGCCGGCCTATCTCCTCCTGCGCGCGGCCCCCCTCACGTTCGGGACATACGATTTGGATGAATCGATACGTATTCTGGAATTGCTGCTTGCCGGCGGCGTGGCGGTTCTGATGCGTGAAGCGGTAGCGGCTTTGCGGGTGCGTTCTGCGTCGCAACGGGCCGATCGGCGCGAGGGCGTCGATGCGGCTGAGCGCCTGTCGAAAGTATCGGCGCGTTTCGCGGAGAGCATTGAGGAACGTCTCACGAAAATTGAGGCCGAAAACCAGGTTCTCGAAGAGCGCTTGTCGGCGCTGCTCAGCGAAAACAGCGTCTTGCATGAGCGTCTCAATAATTCAGACCGGTCATATGCCGAGTTGGGACAGCGTCTGCAGGGCGAAATCGCGCTGCGCACACATCTGCAACACGAGAATGAGGAGTTGCGCACGCGCGTGCGCAGCCTGGAGCAAGAGGTCGCGGTTCTGCGGAGCGAGTTGAGTGAGCGATCTGTACCGAGCGGCCCTGAATCTACGTGAGCGTCTGGCCGCGCATGCGGCCGGCCACGCCGACAGTGAACGCGATGCGCTGGAGTGCGTCGCGCTGGCCGACGAGCTGATCCGCATGCTGGCCCCTGCGCAGACGCCCGCGCTGAAGCTGGTGTGGCCTACGGATTATAGGTTTATCACGCAGAAGTTCGGCGCGCGGCCAGAATATTACGCTCGGTTTGGGCTGGCCGGCCACGAGGGCGTAGACATCCGAGCGCCGAGCGGATCGAATGTGTATGCCTGCGCCGATGGTGTTGTGACGATGGCCAGCTGGCATCCGACCATCAAAAACCACGCCTACGGCGTTCAGATTCGCGTCAGACACGACATAGCGGATGGCTCATTTGAAACGATGTACGCGCATCTTCTCGAAGGCTCGCTCAAGGTGCGGGTCGGCCAGGAGGTCAAGGCCGGACAGTTGATCGCACTGGCAGACACCACCGGCAATGCCGGCGCGGCACATCTACATTTATCGCTGCGGAAGGTCGGGCTGACGAATGCCTACAAAGGCATGGTCAATCCCGAATCATTTTTCATTGACGGGCCGACATGAGCAAGATCGGCATTCACTCCGTCATCGGCCCAAAAACCGGGGTCGGAAAATTCCTTCAGGACATCGCCGACGCCGGCCAGACGCTGGCTGTGGTGAAGTGCGTCGATGACATGAGCCTGGCTCGGTTAGCGAAGCAATACAACCCGAACACGCTCACGGTCGGCAGGTTCAACAGCATCAGTGGATACGACATGCAGGCGTGGAAGCCGAGCGACTGGGGGACGGGGCGGAATGCGGCGCTGCACTATTTCTCTGTTGTTCTGCCGTACTGGATCGCCCACCCATACATCGACGTGTGGGAGACCTTCAACGAGTTCTCCTCGGCTTGGGACTGGCAGGGCGAATTTTACGAGTGGATGATGGAGCACGCAGACCGCGAGGGATTCAAGCTGGCGAACTATGCTTTCAGCACGGGCAACCCGCCGGAGTCGATTCGCCCGCAGCTCGTAGATTGCCTGCGCGAGACAAAGCGGCGCGGGCATTACCTATCCGTGCATGAATACGGCGGGGTGCCGCCGGCGAATGTGGCGAACTGGCCGGAGACGTTGAGAGGCACTGAGCCGTATCACGCGCTGCGGCATATCGACCTACTGAACTGGTTGGCGCAGCACGACGCTGACCCGCAGACGATCATCAGCGAGTGCGGGCAGAGCGGTGGGTCTGTATTCATCGGCACGCAAGCCTTCATCGACGACTACACCTGGTACGACGCTTTTCTGATGCGCGACTCTCACGTCGTCGGCGCATGTGCCTGGACGCTGGGCAGCTGGGCGGGTGGCGCGTCGAACTTCCAGGCGGCGCTACCTGCGCTGGCTGACTATATCATCGCACACCCGCAGCCGGCGCCGGGCGATCTGCCCTATCGCACGTATCTGCCAATGGTCGGACGCGGCACTCTGCCGGCGGAATCCGTGTCGCCGGGCGCGGTCGCGGCGGCGCTGGCGTTGGGCGCGGGCGCGTGGCTGGTCGGGCGGCGTGTGGCAAGGCGGCGCGTGAGGAATGTCGGATGAAACGCAATCTGATCGTTGCTCTTATCCTGTTCGCGCTGTGGTCCTGCACACCCACGCCGACCGTCACACCGACGCCTACCGCATCGTCGCCCGTCTCGCCGATGGCGACGCCGGAACACTCCATCCTGCCCGCGCCGACGCGGGGGCCATGAGCCATGTTCACAACGACAACATTTCCGACCATCTTTCAACACACGGCTGTGTCATCTACGCTGGCGCTGCACGTGCCGGCGACTGGCTATGGCCGGCCTGTCGCGTTGGTTCGCACGCTGCGCGATGGAACGGTCACGCGCGAGTACATGCCGCGACACCTGGCCGAGTTGGTTGTCGCCATGATTCCATTTGGCGAGCCGCTGGCGGCCTCGGCGCGCATCGCGTATTCGGAAGTGTGACTCTGTTTAGGGGACGGTTGCCGTGATGGCTCGGAAGGCGAAAAAGGTGCGCGCGAAGAGCACGCCCGTTCCCGCTGAGAAGAGCGGAAAGAAAGGGCGGGGAAATCGCGGGAAAGCGCTGGGCAGTCGGGCGACGCAATTCGGACCGAGCAATCCGTGGAGGTTCGTGAAAGGCCAGTCGGGGAATCCTGGCGGCCGGCCCAAGCTGTTGAGCGATGGCTATCGCGAGTGGCTGGCGGCCATGGATGAGCACGGAATCACCAATGCGGCATACGTGACATTGGCGGTAGGCGACAAGGCGCTCGTTGGTGATGACAGGGCCGTGCGCGAGATCCGCCAAGCGACAGAAGGCGAGCGGATCAGGACGTGGCGGGACGACGTGGTCGATCTGCTGCGTGAAGGAAAGGTCACACCGGACGATGTTATCTCAGAATTTGGAGCCGACGAAGCTCAGCCGCTTATTATCGCCGCAGGCGTCCGCCGAGATGAAGGCGGATCGGCTGAAGGCGAGGGCGGCGAAGCAGGCGGCAAGTAGCGCATCATTGCCCAAAGCGCCCGACCTGGTCGCCTGGATCGAATCTGAGGTCACCATCGAAGACCCCCAGGCGACGATGGGCATCGGCGCGATTATTCCCTTTGCCTTGTGGCCGACGCAGCGCGATGCGCTGGCGTCCATTGCCAGCGAGAATCAGATGATCATCCTCAAGGCTCGGCAGCTTGGCCTATCCTGGCTGGTCGTGTCTTATGCGCTATGGCTATGCCTGTTCCACCCTGGACGATCGGTATTGGTGTTCAGCCGCGATCTCGACTCGGCGACCGAGATGGTGCGCCGGGCTGTTGGCGTCTACAAGCGCCTGCGTCGCAAGCCGCCGGCGCGCGCGACCATCGATAACACGAAGATGATCGCCTGGGACAATGGCAGCCGGATAAAATCATTCGCTGCGACCGAGGATGCCGGGTCGTCGTTCACCGCGTCGCTGACCATCCTGGATGAGTTCGCCAAGATGCACTATGCCGAGTCGCTCTACACATCCGTCAAGCCAACGATCGACGACGGCGGGCGCATCGTGATTATCAGCACGGCCAAGGGCGAAGATAATCCATTTCACCGCCTATGGAATGGCGCGGTGTCCGGCGCGAACCATCTCAAGCCGATCTTCCTGCCCTGGAGCGCGCGGCCCGACCGCAATGCGGCCTGGTACGCGCGGGTCGAGACTGACGCCATCAGCCCGGCCCATCACAAGCAGGAATACCCGGCATCGCCGGATGAAGCATTCACCACACTCGGAGAGGAAGCCTTCCTGCCCTCGGCCATGTGGTGGGACGCCTGCCGTGAAAGCCTGCTGCCGCTGGGCCGCGAGACGATCATGCTGGCTGCCGATGCCGCGACGGTCTCAGATTCGTTCGGGTTGGTGGGCGTGACCAGCCATCCGACGCGCGCAGGCGATTACGCGGTGCGCTACGCGCGCGAGTGGAAGCCGGCGGGCGGGATGATCGATTTCTACGCGGACGATGGGCCTTACGCCGAAGTCGTGCGCCTGTGCCGTGAATACAACGTGGCGCAGTTGGTGTATGACCCGACCGAGATGCGTCAATTCGCCCTGCGCCTGTCCAACGAGGGTGTGGTCTACTGTCACGAGTTCAGCCAGCAGGCACAACGGTTAGAGTCAGACAAGAACCTGTACGACATGATCCTGGCACGCCGGTTGGCACATGATGGTAACGAAGCGTTGCGGGCGCACGTGCTGAATGCCAACCGTAAGCCGGAGCACGATGAGAAGAGCGATCTCCATCGGCTGCGCATTGTGAAGCGTGCAGCAGACAAAAAGATCGACCTTGCGGTAGCGTTGTCCATGGCACTGTACAGTGCGCAGGCGGTTGGGCTGTGAGCAACGGTGACAACCGACTCACTCCTGTGCAGGTGCTACTACTCGTGCTCACCTTGGTGCTGGCTATTGTGCTGGCAGGGATTGTTATACTGATACCCTCCATTCCATGAGTGGGCTGTGCGGGCCTAGTGCAGTCTATGGACAGTAGGGACTAGTTATAGTTATGATGCGACAACAGTTCACCAATAACCCATCCAATCCGTTGTACCTGGCGTGCCAGGTGATGAAGCGTGCGCTGCTGCATTACCGTGCATTGCATGCCAATGATGGTTATGGTACTCGCTCTATCGCAGATGAGGCTATACGCAAGGCAGAATCTGTCGCTGGTGTTAAGTTCGACGTATCACCACTTTGGCTGGACGAGTGGATCGGGTTGAAAGCCTCAGACGCAGTCGAAGTGGAAGAAGGTAGCGCGTGAGGCTATACGCAAGGCCGAGGTGGTGGCCGGTACGAAGTTTGCCATCGGCATGCCCTGGCTGGATGAGTGGATCGGGTTGAGTGAGCCTGGTGCTGATAGAGGTGGTGTATGACCACTGACATCCCCGTACCAACAACTAATCTAGCTGACGAGCTAAGAACGATTGCCCCCGTGATTGTTGAGATCATCGAGCGTTGGCATGGGTTTAGCTTAACTTACGTCATTGACTCCAGTGACTTCAAGCACTGGAGAGCCAGCATTGGAAATTGCGAGCATAGGGGATTCACACCAAGCGAGGCGGTTCGCAAGCTATGGAGTGAATGGGACAAAGCCGAGCAGTTGCTAGGCAGCAGGAGTAGTGAGTGACCACTGACATCCCTGACCTGTTGCGCCAGAGCGTGACCGCCGCCGACCTGCCCGTAATGGCCGGCGAGACGCCCCAACCTGTCGCGTCGATCTTCTTCCTGCCGACTATATTCAGCGCGGCATATCACCTGCCCCTGCCGCGCGATCTTCCTCCCTACTGGTCGATCAGCCTCGGACTCGCGACGTACTGGGGCCGCGACACGATCCTGCGCAGCACCATCATGCACGAGGAGTTCTGGGCCGACGCGGTGGGCATCGCGGCGACGAAGGCTGCCGCGCAGTCGTGGGACGTGAAAGGCACGCGCGCCGGGCGGTGGCAGGAAATGCTTGTAGATTGGGGCGGCGATGGATATGTGCCATCTCAGATGCGCGGCGTGCAAGACTACTGCTGCACGAACAACGGGGAATTCTGGGAGGTCGTGCGCGTCTCCGGCGCCGCCGGCAGCCGGGTGCTCGGTCTGGTGCACCTCGATTCCTTGAGGTGCGTCAGGACTGGCGATCCAGATCGCCCGGTCATCTTCCAGGACTTGCATGGCGCGTATCATGTGCTGCGCGATTGGCAAGTAATCCAGCTGTGCGACTTGCCCGATCCGTCACTGGCCTCGCTCGGCATCGGACACTGCGCCGGTGAGAAGTCTTACGGCAAGATATACGACCTGGCGGCGATGGAGCTTTTCTTCAAGGAAAAGATCACTGGTGCTGGCGCGAACAAGCTCGTGGTGATCCAGGGCATGCCGACCGCGCAGATCGAGGGTATCCTCGCCAGCGCGGAGGCGGGGAAACAGCAGAAAGGGTTGACATACTACCAGGGCAATATCCTGGCCGGCACGACCACGCAGGGCCAGCTCACCAGTATCGAGATCGCGTTGCGCGGAATGCCGGACGGCTTCATTCGGCGCGAAGAGATCGAGATCGCGCAGTTGGCCTACGCCTCGGCGCTCGGTCTTGACCCGCAAGAGCTTAATCCGCAACTCGTCGGCCGAGGCGCGCTGGGTATCGGCGCACAATCGGTGGTGCTGTCCGAGAAGCAGTCGGCGAAGGGTCTTGCCGCACGAGACAAGCAGTTGGTGCATTTGCTGAATACGCGCGTTGTGTCGGCCTCAGTGACCTTTGCCTTCTCCGAGCGTGACCTGCGCGACGAGCAGACGCAGGCAAACATCGAGCAGACGCGAGCCACCACGCGCGCGGCGCAGATTGCCAGCACGGAGATCACACCGCAAGAGGCGCGGCAGCTTGCAGTAGACGCCGGCGACCTGCCTAAGGAGTTCCTGCCGCCGCAGGGCGACAAGACGCCGGAGGTGGCGATCTCGGACGAGGAGCAGCCGGAAGCGGCGGCTGCGGCGGTCGAGGAGAGCGCGCCGGAAGCAGATGCGGCGCGCCCGCTGGCTATCGCGGATTTGATCGCACCCGTGGCGCCGACCGCGAAAGAGGCCAATCTAGTGCTAGCCTGGAGTCTCATGCGCGAGGCGCTAGATGAGGCGAAGCGATGACGGGCGCGCAGTCGCAGACGATGGAGCCGGCCCGCGTCCTGGCACAGAAGTATTGCGACCTGGTCGGTGCGACCTATGGATTGGTGGAGCCGTATATGATCGCCTCGTTTCTGGCCGGCGTGGTCGAGCAGGCCGAGCCGAGTGTTCAAGTTCCGCTGCGATTCAAGCTCGGCCTTGACCTGAGCAGCAAGGCCGCCGGCTACAAGACCATCCGCGCCGAATATGTTCGCGCCGTCCGCAACATCCTGGATGACTACCTGACATCGCGCGATCCAGTCGCGGTCTACCGCAATCTGCACCGGCGCGCCGCTACCGAGGCGTTCTTCGACGCCTTCAACGTCGGCTATAAGGACGGCGGCGGCGGTGAGATGGACGACCAGGACGACGAGGATCGGGAATGGCTAGCCGTGCGCACGGATGCTGAACTGGGCTACGTCGGTGAGCTATTCCAATCGCTCAAGCAACTGCGCGACGGCTTCCACGCCGAGGAAATCACGGCGGGCGAATTGCGCGATGAGGTAGCTCGGCGCTCGCAAGGATATGTGGACGGCCTGGATATGGTGTATGCCGAGGGCAAGCTGCGCGGCGCAAAGAATATCATGCTGACGATGGTCGGGCAGGACGGGATCATGTCCTGCCGTGACTGCCAGCGCAATAAGGGCAAGCGATACAGCGCGCGCAAGTGGTTGCGGATCGGTTATCCGCCGAGCCGGGACTACGAGTGTAAGGGCTATCAATGCCAGCATTACCTTGAGAACGATGACGGGAACAGGTTCACGCCATAATGCCGGCGCACATCACTTTCACCTCGAATAGCACGAAGGTCGCGCGGCACTGGCGCAACATGGCGCGCCGGTACGCCGACTCGTTGGACGCGACCGTGAACCAGATCGCGCTCGATGCCGAAGTTGAGTACCATAAGGTCACACGCACCTGGGTGCACCAACCCAAGTTCGTTATCGGGCAGGTGCGGCGTGGGCAGTACACCGTGAGCACAGATGATCCGGTGTTCCACTACCTCGACAAGGGCACACGGGTGCGGCGGGCGCTCATGTCGCGCGATTGGGTGAGCAAGACTAAGCCACGTGTGATCGCCTCATTCGCTGGGCGCGGGCGTGTGCTGTTCATCAGTCGCAAGCTAAATCTGCCCGGCATCCAGGCGCGGCAGTGGTCGGGCATCATCCATGATCGGTTGCAGCCCGGTGCGGCCAATCGGTTGCGCCGTACATTGGCAGCGCTGGCGGCGGGAGAAGCACCGGGGATATGAATCTGTCATGATAGAATCACAAACCTGCGTCGTCTCAGACATTCCGCAAACTGATGGGGTGCGCTTGACGCCCGCTGAGCGTCAGGTCATTGTGTCCATGCGGCTATTGCAATCCAAGAAGAGATGGTGTAGGATTGGTCTTGAGTTTGATGGGGAGTGTTGGGCGCTATGGGAGATGGCCAGCAACCCCAGCAATCCGCGCCGGCTGAGGAACCGCTGATGTTGTCGCCGCGCATCACATTTGACCTGAGTAATTTCCATAGTCCAGACTGTGGCACACGCTATCGTGGCTGTGCACCGGATTGTCCAAAGGATTTGCATGAGCGCGGGGAAGAACTCTTGGCTTTATCTGTTGCACGTCGCCTAACTGCCTCTGCGTGGATTGCATCAGGCAAATCGCGCAATAGGGCGCGCGCAAGTTCTTGGCGCGGCGCAACAAATAGGACGAAACGTCGTCGCGTCGGGTGGTATATCTGACGTCCTGATCGCCTGACAATCGAACACCACGCATTAAGGGTAGCGCCTACATCCGCAAGGGATGGGGGCGCTTTTTGTTTTGGAAGGGAGGCGCGATGCCATACAGCAATATCGACGAAAGTCTCTGGGGCAAAATGGACAGCTGCGTCGAGAAGGTCATGGCGAAGCAGCCCGATCTGGAGAAGTCAAACGCGATCGCCATCTGCCACGAATCGATCGTGAAAGAGGCGAAGACGGGCAAGGAAGCTCCTTGCGCCGGATTCCCGGATGGCGCGCGGATGACCTCGAAAGAATCATGGCGGGTCGGCGCGGCGCGCGACCTGCCCATCGCCGAGCGCGACACAGCCTGGAACGCAGACGCGGCCAAGGCGCGCATCTTCTCCTGGGCCGGCTGGCCGGACGACCCCAACCCCTCAAAGGCCCGGCGCGCGTTCCTCGTCTACGACTCGGAGAACGAGGAGAACCAGGGCGCATACAAAGACCCGATCGCCGACGTGGTCGGCGGCACGCTCAAGGTAGTGAGCGCCGCGCTTGGCCCAGCGGCCTCGCGCCTGCCGCAGACCGACGCGCCGCAAGACGTGCTCGACCGAGCCCGTGCTGTGCTGGATGGTTATTACGACAAGCTGCGCGAGTCGGAGAAGGAGGCGCGCTTACTTGACCGCTTCACCGCCGCGCTCAAGCAGACTTTCCCCTGGCTGGAGCGCCGCAAACAGGAATCCCTCGAAGCGCTGCGCGAGCGCGTCTGGCGTGCATTTGACACGCAATACAACCGCAACCTGCCCGGGCCTGTGCCCATCTCCAACAACTGGATCACGGATACTTATCCCGACCATGTGATCGTGTCCAGCGGCGACAAGTACTACCGGGTGCCGTACACCGATGATGGCGGAACGGTAACCCTCGCGCCCGTGATCGAGTGGGTGGAAGTGGAGCGCAAGCAGGAGTGGGTGGAGAAGGTCACGGCGCTCAAGGCACGCGCAAAGGCCGGCGCCCGCCACAGCAGGGCCGACAACGACGAGATACAGGCCATCCATGACAAAGCGGTGATGCTCGGCGCGGAATGCCCGATGGTGATGAAGCAATCCGATGGCGCGTGGCGCTGGGTGACGCTGTCGTCCAACGCCTATGAGGATACGGACGGCGAGATCGTGTCGCGCAAGGCGCTGGCGCAGGACATCGAGTTCGGCGAGGCGCTGGGGGGCTACGGCACGCTCGATTGGTGGCACGTGCCGGCGCTGGCTCTAGGTACATGCGACTTCCGCGCGCTGCACGGGGATGTGCTGGTGGAGAGCGGCACATTCCACAACAACCAGGTGGGCGAGGCGGTCTCCCGCAAGGCCAACGATCTACAGGTTTCACTCACGTTCTACCATCCACGCGACGAGCCGGATGCGCAGGGCGTGTTCAGTAACATCCGTACATCTGCACGGGCACTGCTGCCGCATGGCCGTGCAGCCAACCTCTTGACGGCCGTTCCAGCCGTCACCGAAAAGGAGTCCGACATGGCAAGCGTGGATTTGAAGGATAAGTACAAGGAGTTCACGGACTTGCTCGGCGGCGAGGCGCTGGCGAAGAGTGTGATCGAGAGCGCCGAGGCCGTCGAGAAGAAGGCACGTGAGATGGGCCTGCGCCGAAAGCAGGCGAACGCAACTTCTGCGCCGGCGGAGACGGGTGCGCAGACAACGGCCGCCAAGCCTGCCGATAAGGGAGGCGGTGAAGCCGAACCGCAGGATGGCGACACGCAGACGGCATTCGCTACCGCACTCAAAGAGGCCCTGTCCCCGTTCGTGGCGCGCATGCAGGCGATCGAGGACAAGCTCGACAAGCAGGCAGCCAAGGAGTCTGGCGCGAGCGAAGCCAACGCGGTCAAGGTGGTCGAGGCCAACAAGGCGATCGCCGAGCACCAGAAGGCCATTGAGGCTTTGGCGCTGACCGTGAAGGAATTGACCGGCGAGCAGCCGCGTGGTGTCAAGGGCTACCAGGCCAGCGCCGATCCCAACACTGTGCTGAATGCGCTCAAGGAAGGCGACACCGCTGCGCCCCAGTCCGACCCGATGGGCGACTTCATGAATGCGCTGGGCATCGGCAAGCCCGGCGCGCAACCCGGAGCAGTGCAGTAACACGCACCGGCTACGTGAAACCTAACGTCTAGCGATGGAGGAATGGAAACATGCAACCACAGATTGATTATCAGACGCTTGCCGGCGCACTGCTTGCACAGTTCACAGGTAAGCGAGAAAAGACCGTGCCGAGCAGCACGCCCACCACATTCTATGGTCACGGGCCGGGTGGGCTGTTCTCCGGCGCAGGTCTGTCGCAGCAGATGTTCAGCGCGATGGTGCTGCCGGGGCTGGGCTTGCAGTCCATGCTGCCGGCCCGCCCTTCGCGCGACGCCAATCCGCAGTACGGCCTCCTCACTGGGGTAACAGCCTCCAGCGGCAGCGAGCCAACGGGTGTGTGTGACGACCCGCCCAGTTCAGGTCTTGCCAAGCTGTGCACGCACTCGTTCGTGTTTGGGCGGCAGTCGCGGCAGTCCCGCGTGTTCGAGCTGGACCGCATGGGCCTGCTCACAAACCGGGGCGAGTTCACCGACTTTGTGCTGGCGGGCGACCCGTTCAACAACCAGCTAAGTGGGGCGGCTGTGCCGACCATGCCCGGCATGAACATGCAGCAGGTGGCGCGCAACGAGATGGCGAAGGCGATCTTCGAGATGGGTGTGGGGTGGTCGCGCGACTTCGCGCAAGAGTTGTACACCGGCAACCCAACCAACAACACTGCGCAGGGCGGCCGCAAGTACTTCTACGGTCTGGACGTCTTGATCAACACCGGTTATCGTGACGCGGTCACGGGGCAGGCTTGCCCGGCGGCAGACAGCACCGTGCGCTCGTTTGGCGGACTCAACGTGGCAGACAACGGCGCCACTCTGGTGCGCACAATGAGCAACATCTACCGCAACCTGCGCTTCCTGGCAAGCAAGGCTGGGCTGGAGCCGGCCTCCTGGGTGCTGGCGATGCCGTGGTCGCTGTTCTACGAGATCACGGAAGTGTGGCCCTGCGCGTACCACTCGTACCGCTGCATCGTGTCCACCGGAAGCACCAACATGATCATGTCAGCCAGCGATCAGCTGAAGCTGCGTGACGACATGCGCGGCGACATCTTTAACCGTACCGGGCAGTACTTGATGATCGATGGCCAGATGGTGCCTGTAGTGATCGACGACGCCATCGCCGAGACGGACAACGGCGGCGGTGGGTTCACCAGCTCGATCTACTTCATCCCGCTCAAGGTTGTGGGCAACACACTCGTTACGTTCTTCGAGTACATGCCCTACGATGTGCCAGGTGGCGCGATGGACGCGGCGGCGTACTTCGCCCCGCCCGGCACCTACTACGTGAGCGATGGTGGACGGTTCTTGTGGCACCGCAAGCCGCCGACCAACTTCTGCGTGCAGCTGCTCGCCAAGACCGAGCCGCGACTGTTGCTGCTCACGCCTTACCTGGCGGCGCGGCTGACCAACCTGTTCTATGTGCCGGTGCAGCACGAACGCAGCGGGTTCACCGATAGCAGCTACTTCGCGGATGGCGGGCGCACGGACTACCTGGGCTACGGGCCGAGCTTTTACTCACCGACTTCGTAGCGGTGAACGATCGGCAACACTAACGGTTGTTCTCCTCCTGTATGCCGGGGTGGGTGGGCATGGGCACCTGACCCACCCCGGCCCTGGGAGCCTATATGTTCGCCGATGGCATACCCAACCCTTACGCGGCGGTCACACCGCAGCCTGCTAACGGTCGCCCGTTCGTTGCAGTAATCATCCCTACACGTGATCGAGCGCAGATCATCCTCAATGCGATCGCCTCGCTCAAGGAGCATCTCAGCTATGCCGGCGAGATCCGTTACTTCGTGGGCTGTGATGGAGTGGACGATACTCCATCACGGTTGCGTTCTGAGTTCCCCGATGTGACAGTGCTCGAAGGGCCTAAGCGTGGCCTGGGTGCCAACCTGAACACCCTCATCCGTGCCGCCGATGCAGACCTGGTCTATCAACAGGACGACGACTGCTACTTGCTCAAGACAGTGGATCTCACCCTCTACGCAGACAAGCTGTTGGCTGACGCAACAGTGGGCTGGATACGCTTCATGTGGAACGGTTGCCACCGTTTCACAGCTGACCTGGACGGGCAGTACTGGCGTGTGCGGTGGGATTCGCCGGAGCACTACTTGGCCAGCAACCGTATCCATCTGAAGCACCGGCGATTCCACGAGTGGTTTGGTTTGTACCCGGCAGACCTGAAAACTGGTGAGACTGAAGAGGCTTGGTGTCACCAGGTGAACGGTATCGCCCATGAACGGGGCGGGCCACAGATACTCATTCCACTGGAGTGTGACAGTGAGCATGGGTGGGATCATGTGGGCCACTCATTCCAGTTGCAAGGATTGTAGCGATGGACTTATCAGTCGTGGTGTGCACCTGGCGGCGTGATGCAGATATGTTGCTGCATAGTGTGCATACATTAAGCAACCAGACTAACCCACCGCTGGAGATTATCGTGGTGGACACCAACACCGAAGCCTCATTCGTGCAGGCTAACTACAATGCCCTGCTGCCCTACCCGCTGGTGCGGCTGATCTGTAGACCACGCAGCCCATTCAACTTGGCGAAAGGCATGAATGTGGGTATCAAGGCAGCGCGTGGACAGTACGTCATGGCAACTTGCATGGAAATGCTGTTCAGCCCTAACGTGGTTGAGGTGTTGGCTTCTAAGGTGCAACCCGGTTGCTGGATTGAATCTGCGTGCGCCGTGCTATCCAGGGATACCCCTATTGGCCCAATCGAGACTGTGCACTCGCGTTGGGCTGAGTTATGTGCCGCAGCAGACGCCTACTCCGCACCGCACCGCCCGGCCACCGGTGCGCTTATGGTAGCCGAGCGTGACTGGTGGCACTCCATCCTCGGCTACGACGAGGTGCGCTATCCGTATGAGAATCCCGACGTGGATAACGCACGGCAAGCGGCGTTGTCTGAGCTGAGAACGATGTACCTGGGGTGGCCGGAATGCCAGTTGATCCACCCGGAGCATAGCCCACTCAATGCTGGCTACGAGCAGGGTGGCGAGTGGTTTGCATCTGTTACGCTGGAGCAGATACGTGGACGTCCACGCAACCCGAACGGTTGGGGTGAGGGATGATGCGAGTCGGGCTGCGTGATGGGTCGTTCACCACTGCCTCCATGTCGGGCGATCTGGATGTGCCAAAGTACTTCGAGTGGGATCGCCAAGGCATGCCGCGTTTCTTCACGGACATTTGCTTGAACCAGGTATTCGTGTATCCGCACCCACGCGTGGCAGTGCTAATTGAGGCCCCACCTTTCCGCACCGAGTTCTACGAGTACGTTCAGGCGCACGAGGATGAGTTCGATTACATACTCACCTACATGCGTTCGCTGCTGGAGGCACACGATCCACACAAGTGGCTGTTCTACCCGCACTGTGGCACCCGTGTACCCTTGGATGAGTGGGGTGTGTTCGGAGAGAAGAACAAGCAGGTGAGCATGATCGCCAGCAACAAGAACGAGGCCACGGGTCACCGTCTACGCCATGCTGTCGCCGCAAGGCATGGTGACCGATATGGTGACCGAGTGGAGGTGCTGGGCAGTATCAATGGGCATTACGTGAGCAAGCAGGAAGGGCATGCACCTTACCTGTACTCCATCGTGGTGGACGCCGAGTGCAACGACTGGTGCTTCTCCGACCACCTGCTCGACGCACTAGGGTTGTGCACTGTTCCAATTTATTGGGGTTGCCCGGATATTGGAAAGTTTTTCGACACCCAGGGTATCATCCCATTCTCTCACATCGATGAACTTGACGGTATCCTGGGTGGTCTTTCGCGCGACGACTACATCACGCGCTGGCCTGCGCTGGTGCGCAACATGCAGACTGCTCGACAATATCGCATCGCTGAGGATTGGATATTCGAGCACTACCCGTTCCTGTTCGAGGGGCTTGCCCCGTGAACGTGCTGATTGTTGGCGGCGCGGGCTATCTCGGATCACACGTCGTGCGTGCCCTGGCTGCAATCGGGGAGCAAGTCACGGTGCTGGACAACCTGACCTACCAGGACGAATATCGCGGGCCGGCGGACTTCGTGTTCGGTGACGTGACCGATTCGGAACTCGTCGACCGCCAGGTCAGGCGGCACGATGGTGTCGTATGGCTGGCGGCCATTGTAGGCGACGCTGCCTGCGCCGCAGATCCAGCGCGCGCTATCGCCGTCAACCAGGAATCGGTCAAGGCCCTGATTGGCTGCGGCAAGCCGATCGTATTCACCTCGTCCTGTTCGGTCTACGGGGTGAATGGCGGTGAAGCTCACGAAGATGCGCCGCTCAAGCCGCTATCAGTGTATGCCGAGACGAAGATCAAGGCCGAGGGTTATCTGCGCGACGAGCGCGCGGCCATCCTGCGGCTGGGAACGCTGCATGGCGCGAGCGAGCGGATGCGCTTCGACCTGGTGGTCAACGCCATGACGCGCGACGCGGTCGAGCAGGGTTTGGTTCAGGTGTATGGCGGACACCAACGCCGCCCGCTGTTGGCGGTCGGGGATGCAGCCGACTTCATCGCGCTGCAGATTATGTCCGAAGTCGGCCAGACGGGCGTATGCAACGTCTCCGAAGAGAACCTGACCATTGCGCAAGTCGGCGAGCGAGTCTCACGGCTGACGGGCGCGGACTTGAACCTCATCGCCGCTGAGTCGGAAGACCGGCGCGATTACGAGGTGTCCACGCGCAAGGCGCGCGCGTACGGATTCGATCCGGCGCGCTCCGTCGATGACTCGATCCGGGACATCTCCGGCCTGCTCAGATCGGGACGTATCAAGGATCCCTACGCGCCGCGCTACACGAACGTTTCGAGGTTCGCATGAATGGTAACTCGGTGCCGCACCTGCTGGTAGGCGGGGCCGCAAATGACACCCGTGGGTCAGTGGGGTTCGTCAACTCGTTTCACTTCACTGACGTGAAGCGCTTCTACACTATCGAGAATGCGCAGGTGGGGCTGCCGCGTGCATGGCATGGACATCGCCGTGAGGGGAAATACGTGTTCGTTGCCGCAGGGAGAGCGGTGATCTGCGCTGCAGACATGAACACCGGGCGCGTGCTGCGGTACGAGCTGGACGGGAGTGAGCCGGCCGTCTTACATATACCGGCCGGCTGGGCCAACGGCTCGATGTCGCTGGAGCCGGGAACGAAGATTCTTCACTTCTCGACCTCGACTCTGGAGGAGTCCGAGAACGACGACGAGCGATTCCCGTTGGAGGCGTTTGCGGACGTGTGGCACGACGGGCACAGCCTGGAACACATGAGGGAGCACGGATGATTCCACTATTCAAGCCCTACGTCGCTCCGCGCGAGGTGTTGCTGCCGGCATTGGAAGCGACGCTCTATTCCGGCCGCCTGGCCGAAGGCGAGCGGGTCGAGGAGTTCGAGACGGAATTTGCGCGCTTCATCGGCGCAGAACATTGCGCTGCGCTCGGATCGTGCACCGCCGCGCTGCACGTGGCGCTGCTGGTGAGCGGGTCGGTCGCCGGGACGGAAGTCATTAGCACCCCGATGACGGCGGAGCCGACCAATCTGGCGATCTACCACGCCGGCGCCAGCATCGTGTGGGCGGATGTGCTGCGGAACGGCAACATCGATCCTGACAGCGTGGCGGAGCATGTCACGCCGAACACGCGCGCGATCGTGGTGGTGCACTACGGCGGCGTGCCTGCGCCGATGGACGCCATCATGAGCATCGCCCGCAACCATCACCTATACGTGATCGAGGACTGCGCCCATGCACTCGGCGCGCGCTGGCAAGGCGCTCACGTTGGGACGCTCGGCGACTTCGGCGCGTTCTCATTCCAGGCCATCAAGCACATGACCACCGCCGATGGCGGGATGCTGGCGATCGACGACGATAGACACATGCCAGAGGTGCGCGTGCTGCGCTGGTTTGGCATCGACCGCAAGAGACCGCGCGCCGAGGTCGACGTCGAGGTGGCGGGCTATAAGTACAACATGAACGACGCTATCTCGCGCACAGTCCGTGATCGACCTGCACGTCCACAACGGGCGCTGGTTCACCGCCAACCTGTACGGCCTCCATGACCTTGAGGTCGCGCCGGTTGAGGGCGAGCCGTCGTACTGGTTCTACACCATCCTGACGCCCCGGCGCGATGAGGTGATGGCGAAGCTGCTCGACGCGGGGATCGCGTGCGGGCTGGTGCACAGGCGCAACGATTATCATTCGGTGTTCGCGCGTAGCAACCATGTCCGCCTGCCCGGGCTGGATGGGTTCTGGCGCACCGCCCTGCATATCCCCTGCGGTTGGTGGTTGACGGATTCTGATCGTGATTGCATCGCGCAGACGATCAAGGACGCGCTGAAATGAAGGAACCATGGTACTGATCGCTGCTTTCCATCAGGACATCCCCATTGAGGGTGACCGCCCATCAGCCTGGACGACAAACACGATTCATTCCACCGCCCGAATCGGCGCCGACGTCGACATGGGCCGCTACAACGAGATCGGCGAGCGCGTGATTATCGATGGCCGCGTGACCCTCGGAGACTGCAACCGGATCGAGGATGACGCACGAATCCTCGCAGGCAAGGGTCACATCGTTATCGGCGACTGGGCGGTGATGCACAACCACTGCTTCCTGGGGCCGGGTGATATCGAGATCGGGCACAACCTGTGGCTCGGACAAGGTGTGTGGCTGGATGGCACAGGCGGATTGAGGCTCGGCAACGGTGTGCGTATCGGGACAGAGAGTCATGTGTGGACGCATGCAGCCGCCGCCGAACAGTTTGAGGGTGGGCTGTACCACACTGCATCCACTGTGCTTGAGGATGATGTGTGGTTGGTAGGTGACACGGTGACAGTCAACCCCGGTGTGATAATGGCCGGGCGTTCGGTGGCATTGGCGCACTCTGTGGTTACCAAACATACCCTGCCGGGCAAGACCTATGCCGGCATCCCTGCACGCGAGGTGGATATGCCATTCTGGCGAGAGGTTTCTCGTGCCCAGAGGTGGCAGATGATGCTGCATTGGGTGGCCGGATTCTGCGAAGAGTCGGGTGATCACTTTCGTGTTATGAGTAGGGAGTACGATCAGATCGAGATACATCGCGGTTCGGAATTGCTGGCTATTGGGTTCAATGTGGTACGCCCGGAGCAAGTTATTTCTGCTTCTGCACATGACCTTGAACAAGTTACATTGTTTGACCTGACTACCAAGCGATACACTAAACGTTTGACTGCACTGGAGCGCGAGTTCTACCGCTTCGTCTACGGTAACAAGATACGCTTCGTGCCGGAGACATCGTGAAAGTCTGCATCCGACCGCAACTCAAGAGCGATGCGCCCCTGCCGCCGGCGGGCATTGACCGGGTGCTATCGGCGCAGATCAAGCACTTGCCTGCCTTCGGCATCGAGCTGACCGACGACCCGCTGCAGGCCGAGGTGTGGGCCGGGCACACGCGCCGCTTCGACATGCCAGCGCTGGATGTTCTCCATTCCCACGGCGCGTATTTCACCGGGGACGCCGGCTCTGGAACATACACCGATTGGCACTACCGCGTGAACGATGGCCTGGTCGAGGCGTTCCGCGAGGCGCGCATGATCAGCGTTCCGTCGCGATGGGTGGCGCGCATGTTCCAGCGCGACATGCGCATCGATCCAGTTGTGATCGGGCATGGAATCGACTTCGCGGATTGGGAGCCGGGCGAGTCGAAGGGCTATGTGTTGTGGAACAAGAACCGCAGCGGGGATGTGTGCAGCCCGCAGCCGGCGCACGAGCTGGCCGCACGCGGTGCGCCGGTCGTGAGCACTTTCGCTTGGAGGGGCGAGCAACCCAGGAGCCTGACCATAATCGGCTCGATGCAGCACGCGCAGATGCGCAAGCTGATCGCCGAATGCAGCGTGTACCTGGCGACGACGAAGGAGACCTTCGGCATCGGGACGCTGGAGGCGATGGCCTGCGCCAAGCCGGTTCTTGGCTTCGATTGGGGCGGCACGGCGGACATCGTGACGCACGGCGTGGACGGCTGGCTGGTCAAGCCGGGCGACTTCGACGCGCTGATGGCCGGCTACGTCAAGGTCATGGCGCGCCGCACTGAGATGGGCGCGGCGGCGCGCGAGAAGGCGCGCGGGTACGACTGGACGAGTGTCATCGGGCGGTACGCGCAGCTCTACGCTGAGGTCCTGGAGGGCAAGCACGCCGAACGCGCGGGCGTGGCGGTCGTCATCACCTGTCACAATTACGCGCGGTATGTGGGCGAGGCTATCGAGAGCGTGCTAAACCAGACACGCCCGCCCGACGAAGTGATCGTCGTGGACGATGGATCGACCGATGAGAGCCTGGAAATCATCGGGAAATACGCCGACCGGGTGCATGTTATCGCCCAGGCGAACCAAGGCGTGGCGCACGCGCGCAATGCGGGCGTCGCCTCGACCCGGCAGCCGTTTATCGTGTGCCTGGACGCGGATGATAAGCTCGACCCGCGCTTCGTAGAGGCTACCCTCGAGGAGATCCGCTACGAGCGCCCGCTCGGCATCGCCTATACCGGCCTGGGCCTTTTGCGCGATGGGGGACAGCCAGAATCGCATCCCTGGCCGCCCGACTTCTCCTGGTCGATCCAGGCACGCGGAGGCGTGCCACCGGCCAACTGCATTCCTTCGGCCTGCATGTTCCGGCGCGAGATGTGGGAGCGTGCCGGGGGCTTCCGGCAGGAGTACGCGCCGGGCGAGGACGCCGAATTCTGGGTGCGCGGCCTGTCAGTCGGATTCACCGCGCGCAAGGTGTCGTCCGCGCCGCTGTTCATTTACCGGCTGCATGATGGCAGCGTTTCGCGCACGCGGGAATATGTCCGCATCGACGACCGCCTGCCTTGGCTGCGCGACGGCGAATACCCGATGGCGGCGCCGGCGCGCCACGCGCCGCGCATCCGTTCCTATACCCGCCCGCGCGTGAGCGTGATCGTCCCGGTTGGGCCAGGACACGCTGAGTATCTGCCCGATGCGATCGAATCCTTGCTCGGCCAGACGATGCGCGATTGGGAAATCATCTGCGTGCCAGACGGTGAGCGCATCCCGGACGACCTGCGGCGGCGTTACCCGTTCATTGAGTGGGTCGAAGGCAAGGATAGCAAGCGCCGGGGGCCGGCCCATGCGCGCAACTTGGGCGCGAAGCGGGCCACCGCATTATTGCTGCTGTTCTTGGATGCTGACGATTTGCTCGACCCGAACGCGCTGGAGATGATGTGCCGATCGCACGTCGAGTCTGGCGGGCGCTATGTGTACTGCGACGCGCTGATGTGGGAGCGCGACGGCTCAACGCGCACGCAGCCGGCGCGCATCTACGAGCAGGTCGTGTGGCGCGGCGACAAGCCCGAGGCTTGGCCGCACTCGGTCACCGCGCTCGTGCCGCGCGCCTGGTTCGAGGCGGTTGGCGGGTTCGACGAGAAAGCGGCGGGCTGGGAGGAGGGCGACCTCTACACGCGCCTGGCCATCGCGGGCTATTGCGGCGTGCGTCTGCCCAAGCCACTCCTGATCTATCGAACCTATAGCGGCGTGATGCGCAAGTTGAGCCACGCGCAACGCGGGAAGATTCTGGCCGATGTGGATCGCAAGTACGGGGAGGCGAGCATGTCATCCTGCTGCGGTGGCAACTCCGACGCGCTACTGGCCGCCAAACGCGCGCTGGCGGGCATGGCGCAGGCGGCTGAGGAGAGCCTTGTGCCGGAGGACAAGACGCGCCTGATGTACGTTGGTGAGAACGTGGGCAGTATTTCGTTCTTTGGCAAGGAGGGCCGGGTGTACCGGGGTGGGCACAACGAGGTGGATGGTCTAACCCTGGTGCACAACGATGACGTGGATCGGTTGCTCGGCACGGGCAAGTGGGAGCGCGCTCCGGCGCAGCCGAGAGCTGTGCAAGAGCCAGCGGTGCTGGTGCTGCCCCACCGCCCTACCCTATCGAAGCAAGACAAGCCCGCTGGGGACACACCGCCAGCCGCTGTTCCCGCGCCGGTCCCAGCCGAGGCGGGAGCGGAGATCGAATGGGCCTGACGCTGGACGCTGATACGATTCTCGTGCTTGGGCTGGCCACTTACCGCCTGGCCTGGCTGATTGCCCGTGATGAGGGGCCGTTCGGAGTGTGCGCCTGGCTGCGCGGACATATCGATCCACACCAACGCACCTGGGTGGGCCGTGGGCTGAACTGTGCCGGGTGCGTTTCATTCTGGTTGGCGCTGGTTGCAACCTTACTGTTGCGCGGTTCCTGGCTGGATTGGCTGGCAATGTCTGGTCTGGCTGCATGGTTAGCGAGGTTCTGAGTGGCACCCAATTTTCAAGCGGCTGGAACTGTTGTTGCCAACACGGCTGGTGCGAATGTGGCATGGCCTACCCACATCGCCGACGATGTAGGTGCGCTGATTATTGAGTACGATTCAAATGGTGGAATTGATCCTTCTGGACTTACGGGGTTTACTCAGTTTACGGGGTCTCCCATAAAGACCGGAACCACACCCGCAACAGCCACGGCGCTCTCAGTGTGGTGGCGCAGGGCGACAGGTAGTACAGAATCTGATGTGGCTGTCCCGGACTGTGGAAACCACTTTGTTGCCCGAATTGCAACTATCAGAGGGTGTATAGCCAGTGGTGACCCGTTCAACGTTGTTTCCTCTGGTGCTTTCAGTGACACAGAGAACACGAGCCAATCCATACCGGGTGCGACGACAACTTTAGAAGATTGCCTGGTTCTCCTCCTATGCGTTAACGGTGGCAACTTCACAACAAATGCTTGGTCGAGCCTTGCCAATGCAGACTTATCTAGTCTGACCGATCAGGCCAGTTTCCACGACACCATAGGCAGTGGGGGTGGATCGTTGGTTGCCACAGGCGTAAAGGCCAGCAGTGGCACTTACGGAACAACGACAGTCACGTCACAGCGCACGTCGGCGGAGGCATCAATCTCGATTGCGTTTAAGCCACCGGTGTCTGTGGGGCAACCGACACTCGTCCGCACGCAGGGTGTGCCAACGGGTGCAGGTCACAAGGACAGGCCAGGCCGGTGGAACTTCAAGTGCTGGCCGGGTTGGAGTCGCAGGAAGTCCGGGTTATTGGTTCCGGCAGGAGTGTACGCATAATGGAAACCACCAAACAACTCAAGGTTGGCAGTGTGTACCGTATCCATCACAGCAGCAAAGGCGCTTTCGTGGCGCAACTCATCGACATCGTTAAGGCTGACGAGGGTGATGAGTACGACGACGTGTTGCTCAGGGTGAAATACGATGTACGCGCAGGCACCGATCAGATCGGTTTGTCTGTCATCCCTGGCAAGCAGGAGGTCAGGGTGTCCCGGCTACGACCCTCCAAGATCATCAGCATCGAGGAGTTGGAGGGCGAGGATTGGCTGCGGCAGATCAAGGTGCGGGAGGAGGAGCAGCCCGTGCTGGCTGCAACCGTGGTAGAGCACAGCTTGGTTGACAAGCTGAAGTCCCTGTTCAAGAGGAGTTGATCACATGGCAGATTGGCCGCCACTCAAGAATGCAGCGTTCACCGTCACGTTTCCCATCGACTAGGTGGCCTTGCCAGGAAACTGGCAAGTGAGAATCCCTTCTGATTACTGGGAACGCCTGAGATGGCTACCCGAGGCAAGCAGCGTAAGCGTGCAGCCGCAACGACTGAGTGAAGGGACACCCTACAGGGTGATGCGACAGTCTGAACACTGGTGAAATGAAGCCAGTGAGGGAGACCCGAAGCGGACTCCCCGCCTGAGTAATCAGGTCATCAAGTAACAGAATGCTACGACGCAGATGGTGATCTGGTAACAGCTGCAAGCGCACTTGACTCCGAAGTCTCCAAAGACGGTGGTGACTTCACAGATGTTACACCAGGTGAGGCCACCGAGATCAACACATCGTCCGGTGTGTACAAGCTGGCACTCAGTGCAACCGAGATGAATGCCGATATCGTGGCAACCATCACGAAGACCGGCACGGCGGGTGCAAAGACATCGGTCAACGTGATGTACACGGTCACCCGTCAGTTGAAAGACCTGACCTTCCCGAATGTTAGTGGGCGTGGCATAGACATCGATGCGTCGGGTGGTGCGGAGGTGGGCACCTTCCAGGCCGGCGCCATCACCGCTGCTGCGTTCACAGCCGGCGCCATCGACGCTGCGGCCATTGCCACAGGTGCATTCGATGCGGATGCCCTGGCGGCCGATGCGGTGACCGAGATCCGCTCACTCGTGAGCGGCACGGCGGACAGTGGTAGCACGACGACGATGGTGGATACAGCCCGCACCGAAGCCGACACCGACTACTGGAAGGGTGCGTGGATACTGTTCACCAGTGGCAACATTTCAGGACAATGCCGTCTGATCACCGCGTTCGATGTTGCACTTGACCAGATCACCTTCACACCGGCCACTACGCAGGCGGTGTCTACACAGACCTACGAAATTCTTCCTGCGGCGCGTGGTGACGCGGCGCTCTGGCTTGGCGTAGCAGTCAACGCGCTCCAGTCCGGGCGTGTGGATGCCTCTGTGGGTGCGATGGCAGCAGACACGCTCACGGCGGCGGCCATTGCGGCCGATGCTGCACCCGAACTGCGCGGTGCGCTGGTAGCCGGAACAGCCGATAGCGGCAGTACCACAACGATGGTCGATGCGGCCCTGACACAGGCAGATACCGATTACTGGAAAGGCTGCCTAATCCTGTTCACCAGCGGCACGATCAGTGGTCAGGTGCGATTGATCACCGCGTTTGATACAGCGCTCGACCAGATCACCTTCTCGCCGGCGACCACGCAGGCAGTCGGTGTGAACACCTACGAAATTCTTCCGGCTGGTCGTGCTGACGTTGCGCTGTGGCTAGGTGCGGCAGTGAATGCACTGCAGTCTGGCCGTGTGGATGCGTTCGTTGGCGCGTTTGCGTCAGCGGTTATCGCGTCGGGTGCGTTCGCAGCCGATGCCCTTGACGCAGCCGCCCTGGCGACTGATGCCGTGAACGAGATTGCGGACGGCATCATGACCCGTGCATCAAGCAACTGGGAAACGACTGCGCCAGTTAAGTCCCTGGGTGCGGCGGTGATGAAGGCAGTGCATCGTATCCGGGACAACGCGGGCACGCTCGAGATCTATCGCAGCAACGGCACCACGGTGCACGCGTCGCAGACCATCACCACCGATGTGGCTAACCAGCCTATCGACGAGTTGACTGGAGCGGTGTAAATGGCACGTGGTCGCACGGTCTCCAGCGCAGGTCAACTATTCGGCGAGTTTCAGATCGGGCACGGCTTCTCCGCTCCTGTCGGCCAACCGGTCATGATACGCATGCAAGGTATTCCTACCATGCCGGGCTACCGTGACCGGCCGGGCAAGTGGAATATGATTGATCCCCGCAAGGTGCGCGAATGGTTGCGGCGGGTGATCCAACGCTGGAGGCCGGCCAGCAGCGGGGTGTAGCGTGGCTGCTGTGCGTGGCAGGGGTATCACGAGCTTCGGTGCATTCCTGGACCCGCTATCGATCAGCGGTGGGGTGACGTTCGTGGTCACCCCCGCGCGGCGGATACTCAAACCGCTGCGCGAGGATCGTCTACTAGAGGTTGACCTGGATGATCGATATATGGATATCGGTCGCGACCAACGTAGTTTCACACCAGAGGGTGATTAGTACATGAGCAGCGACATCTTCGTTGTGCAGAAGGCACCTACCTCGGTGCTGGACTACGTGATGGATTGGGCTGCACAGACCAGTGGTGCGGGTGACGAGGACTGGTTGGCAACCGGTGACACCGTTAGTGCCAGCACCTGGGCTGCGCAGAACGGTATCGTGATAGGCGATGGCAACAATGGTGCGGCTGCACCTAGTAAGACGGCTACCACGACCACTGTATGGCTCATGAGTGGTATGAACGGGGTGGACTATCTGGTCACCAACCGCATCGTCACAGTGGGTGGGCGCACGCATGAGCGCAGTGTGCTCGTGCAAGTGAGAACGCGATAAGGGAGAAGAGCATGAGACGCTTAATTCTCGGTGTTCTGATTGCTGTCGTGTCCGTCATCTTACTCGTGCCGGGGGCGATCAACGCAACCGAATCACCTCTGTACACCAAGGGGATGGATAGACCCTGTGAACCGGGTGAACTCAGTGTGCTGTGCAGCCCGGTCAGCACGCCCGTTACATCGAGACCACCCATTACAACCGTTCGGGATGAACCCTCTGCCCTTGCAAGGAGCCTGGCCTATCAAAAGTTCTGCCGTATCCTGTGGATCACCTGGCATGTGAAATGTCCATGATGCCGCTCACCCCACTCGACGCGTTCAGGCAGTATATGCAGCTTAACCCCTACTGGTTCTGGGGCCTGGCGAACAAGGACGTACCGTTACTGCCTGACTGCGATACACTGGTCCGCGAGTACGGCTGGCAGGCTGGCGGGGCAGCCGGGCGCGATGACATCCGCGCTATGCTGGAGCAGGCTGAGTCCATGCTGCGTGAACAGTTGGGGTACTCCATTGCGCCGCATTACGTGACGGAAACATTGCCCTTTCCGCGTCACCACGACATGGGCCAGAACCGAATCGGATACGCCGGGTCTGATGGGCGCTGGCTGGCGCTCCAGTTGGGTGAGGCGCGCACGCTCGCCGCCGGCGTCGAGGCACTCGCCCTGATTGGACAGGCCACCGCTCTCGGCGGCGACCTGGCCTTCTCGGACGCGGACGGCGACGGGCTGGACGACACCTTCACGATCGTGATGGCGACTACCGTCACCGACCCAAACGAGATCGCGGTGTACTTCACCATCGATGATCGGCTGGATGGTGAGCCGGTGGGTGAGCGCTGGCGCGTGCAGCCGGTCAAGGTCAGCATCAGCGCAGGCACGGCGACTATCCGGGGGCGCTATTGGACGCTGGTCAAGCCGATCAAGCACCAGCGTGTCGGGCTGGGCGCGCTCGACCCGATGGAGGTGATTGGCGGCGTGTCGGCCTCGTTCCGCGAGAACGTGGCAACCGAGCTCGACGTGTACCGGCGCCATTGCGACCCAACCGGGATCACGACGGCGACGGCGCAGGCAATGCTCGTCTGGGAGACCTCACCCTGGCCAGAGATCGCCACCGCTGTGAACGGCGCGACATTCGCCGGCGACGTGTTCGATCCGGCGGCGCAAGCCTACGCTATCGCGCGCGCGACGATGCGGGACGCGCGGCGGGGCATCGTTGGCCTGGGCGAGGCAACCTGGGACGCGACCAACTCCAAGTGGGTGCTGGCGCCGATGTCTTTCACGCGCCCGCCCGATCGAGTGGTCGTGCGCTACCTGGCCGGCGATGCGCTGGTCGGAGGTCAGGTCAACCCCCACTGGGCGCGGGTCGTCTCGCGCTTCGCGGCGGCACTGGTCGGGCGGCGCATCTGCGGCTGCGAGGGTATATCGCGCGAGTTCAGCGACGCGCAAATTGACCTGGCCTTCAGCGGCAACGCGAACACAGAGAAGTTCCTGATCGACCCAGGCGAGTTGAAGAACCCCTTCGGCACCCGGCGCGGGATGATCGAGGCGTGGCGTGCGGTGCAGGATATGGCGGAGATTCGCGCAGTGTTGGCGTAAGGCGAACGCGAGGCTTTTGTGAGGCGGCATGGCTGACGAATTCGTGTGGAATGTGGTGATGGACAAGATCGCCGCTCTGGAGAACCAGGGTGTGCTGATGGGCACGGGTATCAGGATGCGTGCAGCCTGGCCTACTCCTACCGAGGAATGCCAAACGCCAATTATATTCCCGGCGCGCGATCCAACGATCGGGGGGCTGAGCATTAGCCTCAACACATTCAGCGGCCACGCGCGCCCGACGGACCGGGGCAGCCACAAGACCGCTGTCTATACGATCAATTGGGTTTACCTGCATGCTGAACTGACCCAGGCGGTCGTTGACAAAGGCACGCAGCAGCAGCACGAGCCGAAGTTGCTGTCGAACCTGTCCAGGCTATTCGACGAGATCGCGGCGCGCCACGCCAACCTGGGCGTGGTTGAGGTCTTGCCGGTCGAAGCGTCCATCGATGGGGACTTCGTGAGTCCGGTCACCGGCAAGAGTTACATGGGTGCGCGCATCGCTGTGCGCTGCACAGAGTACATTCATTTCAGGCACTAGGAGGCAGACATGGCACAAACTAACGAAGCCTTTCCGCTGCGCGAGGGCCAACTCTCGATCAGCCTCAATGGCTCGACCTGGACGGACTACAGTGGCTGGACAGCGATGGTCAGTCAGTCCGGGGGCGAGCGTGCGGTGGGTGGTGCGTACACCTTTGACGGTGATCTGGAGATCGTGACCACCGGGAAGCGAGCGCATTTCGT